TATAAGTTTGCAAAGGACTATGTGAATGTAAAGCAGAGAATGATAAACTCTATGATGATTAATGACTACTCTAGAGGACTTGAAACGATTGTTGATAAGATGAACCCTTACACAATTAGATTTACTCAAAAAGAAGCAGGCTTTGAGAATGATATAGTTGAAGAGGTTTTGGAGGTCGAGATGGATGAGTTAACCTATAGCTTAAGTTCTAAACTAAAAAAAGATTTAGTTATTGAGGGCAGGGATGATGTTATACTTGCAGATACTCCAGTAAAACTTATGATGAAGCTTCATCAAATGTATAGTGGCACAGTGAAGTTTGAGAGTGGCAACTCCATGATACTTGACCTCAGTAAAGCTAAGTTTATTTATGACAACTTTTGTGTATCAAAGGTTGGAATATTCTACAAGTTTAAGGAGGAGCTGAACGCACTAAAAAAAGTTTATGGGGATCAGTTGTGTACAGAGCTTGAAGAGTTTAATTCCACAGATAAAACCATAGCACTTCAGATTGTTAGTGGTCGTGAGGGGATTAGCTTACGTAATGCTGAGTTCCTGGTGTACTACAACATAGACTTCAGTGCTACAAGCTATTGGCAGAGTCGTGACCGAATGACAACTAAGGATAGCAAATTAAGTAAAGTTTTCTGGGTGTTTGCTAAGGATGGGATAGAGAAACAAATATACAAGGCAGTAATTCAAAAAAAGGATTACACACTTAAACACTTTAAAAAAGATTTATTAACTTTAAATTAAATATAATGACATTAACAACTTTAGACAAAAATTTCCTCTATTCAATGGCAATAGAAAAAGCACAATGGCACAATCGAGATGAAGGCAAACTCGAAGATTGTATTTCTTTTGAGCTGAATAATTTTGATAATTTAATACCTATAGACGAAAGTGTTAAAATACCTGTTGAAACAACATTTGTTATGAGTATTGAAGACGCTAAATATCTTAAATCTTTTTTAGAAGTTGCTTTAAATAACTTGTAATACAATGGCAGAAACAAAAAAGACTTTAGGGGAGTATTATAAAACAATCTGGGTATTTGGGAGACCAATAAAATCATGGATACCAATGATGAACCCAGTATATTTAACCGAGAATAATCTTTGGGACAATGACAGAACAGAGGATACAAGGTAAAAGAATATTGCAATTAGAGTCAGAGGGTTACTATGTAATCAAGCTTATAAAGACTAACAAGAACGGAATCCCTGATCTAATTGCAGTTCACCCTGATGGCAAGATACTATTCAGTGAGATAAAAAAAGAAGGTGGGGTGTTGTCGAAGTTGCAGAAATACAGATTAAAAGAATTAGAAAAACATGGATTTAAAACAGAGGTTTACAGAGGAGATATTAAGTGATGGATTAAATTTATTTAATCTTAGTTTTTATGTAGTTGAATATTTACGCAGCCTTCCTGAAGACGTTCAGATTGGAATTATGGAACTACTTTCCAAAGTAGATTATAATTTCTTTTTAAATGACGATGAAAAAAATTACATAGAGGTTATAGGTGGAGTTGTAAAGACAAAAAATCCATTCTTTTTTGCTATTGCATTAGAAATACAAGAAAACACTAAACCAATTTATGTACTTATAGAAGAAATAAATATTGAAAAGTATTTAGACTATATAAAACAAAAACAAACATTAAGAAATTATGACAGAACCAATTGATTTATTAAAAGAAAGACTTGAAGAAATAAAAAAAGTTAGAAACGCAGCAAAAAAGAACAACCTTATAACAATGGATTTACACAAAATAAACAACATCTACAACAGATATTATGCATCTATTGAGATACTAAATAGGTCTACAGATCCTAATTTTGTAAATAAAGGTATTGTATATAAAGATGTTAAAGACATATTAGTTTCTCAAGAAAACGAGATTCAAAACCTTAAAAGAAAAGTTGGTAAATTAAGGTATGACTTATCTAAAATTAAAAACGCTGACACAATAATATAAATATGATCATAAGTCCGTTAGATGAGCAACGAGTAAAATACATAAACCATCTAATGGATAATATACATGACCAGTCAAGTGAGATATATGAAAGCCTTATAGATAAAGATTTTAATCAGGCAGAGGACAACATCAATCAACTTATTTCAACCTTAGAAAATATAAAATCTTCTTTTAAGGACGAGATTTAGAAAAATTTTAGTATATTTGTCTTAATAAATTCTGTTTGGTTTTAAGTGTCGGTTGCTCTCATAGTTGATACTTTGATTAATAGCTCGAAAGGAGTCTCTTTAAAGAGACTCTTTTCTTTTTAATCCATTTCTATTTCTATTCCTCCTCCACTACTTTTACCACGTTTACCACGTTTACCACTTAATGATTCACCATCCATAGTCATCTCAATCCCACCTGAGTTACTCTTATTAGAAGAACTTTTCTTTTTCTTATTGCCAGTACCTGGTCTGTATGAGTAACTAACTCCTAGCATATCATACATTGTTTCCTCATCAAACCCTCCTGTAAAAGTTTCAGCTAATCCTATAATTGGGTCAAACTGAACACCTAGTCCTATTTCAGCTAAGTTTTTAGAAGTGGCATATATTAAAGATGAATCATCATACTTCACTTCATTGCTTATTCTATTAACTACTGAGTTTAATGGATTAACTCCTTCACTTACTTTTCTTCTTTCACCTCTGTAGTCTATAATTTGTTGCTCAACTGCCGCACCAATAAAAGGAATTGCATATATTAAGTTTAATCCAAACATAGCATCTTTCATTCTTTGGTATGCTGCTTCTCTATCTTCTGGGTCATCACTAGTTATTTTAAAGATATTAGCCATAGCAGTAAACATAACATTAGCAACGGCAAGATTTAAATAGAGTCCACGAATATCTTTTATTTTAATATTCTTTGCTCCTTCCTTTGCTTTTTTCATGTCTCCTTCTATTACTGCATTACCAACATCTTTAATTCCCCTCATTATGTTTGTACTAGACGACATTACCTTATTCATCTGCAAAAACAATGTACTACCAAACATTAGTAAACTCCTAGTGATTGCATTTGCATTCATTTGTAAAGGAATTTTTTCAGTAGCTCTTCTTGATTGCTGAGTGGCATTATAATCATTAAACTCTTCCAAAGCCTTGGCTTTGCTCATTCCGTTTTTAATATTACGTCTATAGTTAATCATGTAACCCATTACACCTGCAATATCTCCAATAACAGTTGGAGACGCAGCAAGTCTACGACCACCTCTACCAAGCTTTGCCCATAATGCCTGGTTACTTTCGATGTTTTTGAAAGTTGGTTGACCTGCCTCTAGTCCAACCAAGTCTCCTTTCACACCAAGTTCGATCCTTTTTCTTAATGAACCAGACATCTCCATAGCTTCTGTTAATGGTCTGCTTTTTAAACCAATATGTTTACCTGATACTTTCTCTGCTCCAATCACTGCGATTTCTGCTAATAAATTTGCATACATCATAGAGGCATCAACCATAAACATTACTAAATCAAGACCAGGTGTTTGTCCTTCTTTCCTAAAACTATAGTTTTCAAATGCATTCACAAACGAAGACATTTGTTTAGGTATCTGCATAAACTTTAAAGCTAAAGCAAAAGAAGTATATTTACTTTGAAGAGATGTAATAAACTTCATTGGTGCAGAGTTATGTACATATGAGTCAGGGTTTATAGCGTAGTTAACTGCTTGTCTCATGACTTTCTGCACTTTTAAAGATTCTAAAAGTGACTTAACATATGGGTCACTAAAAACACCTTGAAGCATTTTTGTTGGAATAGCATATGCCTTGTATCTTTCCATTGCTTTAACATGGTCAATTAATGTAGCAGAAAAATCTACTTCTAAATTAACATCTCCTTTAGCATCTACTCTACGTTTAAGTGCAGGTGCACTTTCTGCATTAAATATTGCATTAAAATCTCCATCAGCAAGTAGCGATGTCATTTTTTTACTAGAAGAAAGTGTTTGAGTTGGAAAATAATTTTGTACGTAATTAAGATTTACATCATTAGCAGCACGATATACGTCATTGGTTTCATTATAATACTCATTACTTAGGAAGTAAACCATTTTATCTGCAAACTCAGTTACATCCTTACCTAAAAAAGTTTCAATGTCATCCATAGTCTTCCTATCAAAGCCTTGTCTTTTAAGTTTATCTCTTTGAACATCATTTTTATACAAGGAATAAATTCTTAAAAGTTTATCTCGACTAAGCGTGGTAGTACTGAATGAACCCATTGTTCCATCACTTAGTGTACTTCTTGTTTTTATATCCATTGTTCCAGACTCATAGATTTTATTACGAATCTCTCTAAACCCTTTTGTTATACCACCTACACTGTTAGCTATATCATCTAGTTTACTCATTGTTCTGAAATAACCTTTCATGTTGGCTTCATCAGCTAGGTTTAATCTTCGGTATACATTATCTGTAAAAAAACTACCTTTTTTGTCAAGGTTATTAGTTAGTGTTCCTAAATGTTTGAGGCTATTTTTAAATCCTCTTATCAGTTCAGCAAATGAACCAAACCTATAATGGTTTACGTATTCTTTTGCCCACTTCAAGTATTTCTTTTCAGCATATAGTTTTTCTATTCTAACTCGGTCTTGTGCAAGTTGGTTTGTGTTTTTTGGGTTACCATCTTGATCTATTACTTCTGGAAAACCTTCTTTTATTTCAACCTCAGCCTGTTTGTTCATATTAGCAATCTGCTCTGCACGAGCTGCTCTTCTACTTTTAAACCTTCTTATCCCTTCTGCATTTAAATCTTTGAATGCATTATATAATTCAGTAGTTTCCTCTAAGGTCATGTTCCCAAGGTCAGAGAAATTATCAAAAGCATAAGATAGATTGATAAGTCTTTGCTCATCAACAGTCAACTTTTTACCATTAATTTCTTTTATTATAGCTTGAGTAATTACATCTTCATTTATACTAAGTTCTTCTAAAACTTTCAACATACCTTCAACGTCATTTTTCAAAACAAGTTTAAATATATTATTTGCTTCTTGAAAAAATGCTTGAGCCTCTGCTGCTATACCCTTACTCTTGGCTTTGTTTGCCTCTGTTATTCTTTTTTTACTTTTTTCAGAAACAAGCTTTGCCATTTTCTTAATAACAGACCTTTTCATTATTTCTCGTTGAGCATCTACCTGTTTGTTTACATACTCTACATCACTAAGAATAGTTGCAGGAGTAGCTTTTGCAATACGTGAAACAATCTTAGTGATACTACCCTTGGTGTAAAGATTAGATTTAGGTAAAGCTTTTCGTATATAGTTTCTAAGAATACGTTTAGCTTCTTGTATATCTTTAATCCCTTTCTGATAGTCCTTTATTCTTTGTTTAAGAGCATTTATCTCCTGAGACACTACTTTGTTAGCACGAGTTCCTATAGTCTTGTCTAAGGCTATTATAAGTTGTCTTTGAGTTGTTTCAGGTTGTGCCTGGAACGAAGCTTCAGCTTTTAATAATTCTAAAGCCTTTGCTCTAATTTCAGATTTGGTTTTAGGAGGTGTAGTTATAGTTTCAGTTACACCTATCCTTGGATATCTGCTAAGTATTTCCTCGTCTGTCATTGCAAATAACGTAGGGTTTGCAGACCTAAGCATTGTTGCTCTCTCAGCTTTTTCCTCTGCCGTTTCTCTACGTGTTCTTCTGGTAGTTCTTGGTTGTGCGTAAGCTTTTAGTTTTTTTCTAATCTTATCAAATAACTCTTGACCCTGCTCCATACCACCTTCCATATTACCAAACTCAGATGGCACAACTACATCTTCAAACAATGTATTGCCTAGGTTTACAACCATTGCTTTATTTATATCAGTAGCTTTAAAACCTCTTCCTTTCAATACCTCCTTTATAACTGCATCAGAGAATCCTTGCTCTCTACCTGCAGATATTATGTTAGTCATAGATGCTTCATCAACAGTTATACCTGTCATCAACTGAAGCTGATCAGGGAACTCCTTAACTTGAGCATCTTTAAATACCTGCTCCCCTGATAATAAATCAACTACAACTCCTTGTAAAAATTCATCAAGTGTTATGTCTTGTAATTGCTCATCAGTATACTGAGATAACCCAGTCATTGATTTTACGAAACGATACAGTTTCTTTAACCAGTTCTTAAAGTCTTTTTTTACGGCTGCATTAGCAAATGACTCACCCTTGTCTCCGATAGCAGTCGCTAATGCTTCTTCCAGGATAAACTCACGAACCTCTTGTTCTGTTCTTCCTTCTTTTTGCATTTGCTTTATCACCCTCTGATACTCAAGACTATTCTCAATCTGCTTTACATATGTGTTGTCAGACTCAATAAGCTCTAAGCCTTTATTATATAGCTCTGGTCTTTGTTGTTTAGCAATGTTATTCCATATGTGACCAAACTCATGTATAGGTGTATTAAGATTAGCAGCACTAGGATTTAAATATAACTTACCTTGAAATACTGCACCATAAACTTTCCCTTGGTCTCTTTGTTGTTTTGTTGTTAATGCAACAACCTCTGGATTAGCTAATAGATTATCAAAACCTTCTTGACTATCAATCACCTCAACATTAGGGAATGATCTTTTAAGTAGGTTTATAAACTCAGAATACTTTGATATTCTAGGATTAGTAATTTGGTATAGTTTATCTGCGTTTAACTGAGCTTGATAGTAAGCATCATTGAAAGCTTGCTTGGCAGTAAACTTTACTTTAGTTGCTATCTTTTTACCAGTCTTACCATCCTTAGTTGTTTTTCTCTTAATAACACCTGTGATTTTTTTCTCTATAATATCTCTAACATTATCTACCATATTCCAAAAAGGAGTAGTCTCTTTGAGGAGACCAATTGCTTTACCTCTAACAAAATATGGATAGTTAGGATGTTCAGGTAAACCTTCTTTCTTTTGCTCTTCAGGAGTTATAAGTGCCTCACTTGCAGTTTCTTTAGTAATCTTGTTTCCATTCTTATCTGTAACCTCAAGAACTGTAGTTAATGCACCTGTAGGTAAATCAGCAGCAAAGTCTTGAGCCACATCAGATGTCAATTTCTCCATAGTTAAACCTATGTTCTCTAAAAATATTCCTATGTCTGTACTGGATTTCTTTTTAGTAGTAGGTATTATGGCTTGTAAAAATTCTTTTCTTTTAGTGGAAGAAGATTCATTTATAGCATCAAAGAATCCTTTTAAAGTTGTAGCTTCAGCAGCTTCCTTTTTAAATAAGTTTTTCTTCTGTGCTTCAGCATATTTTTGAATCTCTACTAATAAATCTTTTTGTTGTTGCTCATTAAGATTCTCTAGCAAGTTGGCATTGAAAGCTACATTACCAATAATTGCAGTAGGACTCATATTAAACACAACTGTATAGTCTGATTTAGTAGCACCCTCAATAATTGCTTTCGCAGCCTTCTCTGTAATAGATGCCCATGCAACCTTACCAAACAACTTATCCATAAAAGGAAACATTGGACCTCCCATAAACTTACCATCTGCTACCAATTGGTCAGCCATGACTAAGTTTATTTTTTTACCAATCAATTCAAACAGACCCATACGTTTTATTTTGTCAGCAAACTTAGTTCCCTCTTTTACAGTAATAGGAACTATAGCAGGCATTGCTTTATTCTTAGCGTCTTGAATTACAGAATCTCTGTACTCTATCATTTGGTCATAACCTGTCTCTGGGTCAGAAAAAGTTTTCTCTTCAATATCCATTACATTTTCTGGATCATACACCATTGCAATTACATCAGGTGTTCCATCAGTTTCTTTATTCCAACCTTCTGGTGCATACTTCTCATTGAATGGAGTTCTAGAAACTACTCTAAAACCATTACGCTTATAGATATCTGTAAGGTAATTATCAAAGTTATCTAGCTTGATACCTCCAAAGTCTACTGCTTTTTTTAATATCCTATCAGCAACTCCTTTTACTTTTTTCTCTACTGCCTCTGTAAATTTATACACACCCTTGATGTCTCCTTCGGCATCTACAAAACCTGAACCACCTTCAACATTTATAGGTACAAGACCAGTCTCGTCTTCTACTTCAGATACAGTCCAGTAATTTTCAGGCAACGCTTCTTTAGTTTGTTTTAATTTCTTTATAGAGAATGCAACAGAAGCCATCTCCTCCTCTTCAAAGTTTTCCATAAGTCTCAAAGCTTCAGCCTCAAGTTCTTTCTTCTTATTCTCTGGAGTAACTTTTGTGGATAGTTGAAACTGTGGATTAGCTTCGTTAATAAATGCTTCTAGGTCTGCAACCTCTTGATCAAAATCCTGACGTTGTCTTTGACGAGTATCAATATCTTCAATCAATATCTGTATATCACTTACAGTCTCCTGGTTAGATGTATCTAAAATAGTATTCTCAAACGCAGTTAATCTTTTACCTTTTGATTTTTTATCTAATGCATACGCAATAATACCTCGTCTATCTGCTTCTTCTAGAGTATTATTTTCATATGCAGTCTTATGTTTTTTTAATGGTTTTAAAAAAGAAGGAGCTAATTCAACCTCAGCTTCAACCTCAGCTTCAACCTCAGCTATAGGAGCAATTTTATTTGCTACATTCAATGCTGCTTCTTTAGTCTCAATATTATCTTCAACAACAACGTCATTTTCAATAACTGCAAATGTATTGTCTGGCTTAGTAACAATCTGTACACCTGTAGGCTCTTGAGTTTCTTCAACAATAACATTTTCTACTACTGCTTCAGGAGTAAATGTTTCTGCTATAGTTTCGTTTACTTCAACAGGTGTTGGTCCTATTGTTATCGCTTGTTGCGTCTGCGTCTCATCTTCGACTTGCGTAACCTCTTCGGTAACACTGTCGACTTGGGTGTCTCTCTCTCCCAACGTTTCGCCATCTCTGGCTTGTTGAGGTACATCCACCTTCTTTGTGCTTGACTCTTGAATGGCATTTATTTTTGCTTTTAGTTTAGCAGCAATTTCAGGGTCACCGACTACTGTCGTGCTACCCATTCTTCTAAATTGTTTGCTAGTTAGGTTATCTAATTTTTTTAAAAACTCCTCTTTTGTTAACATTTTTCCACCCCAAACATATTTAGCAGCTTTTTTTCTGCTAGTCTTTCCTAATATGCTATCTAAATTTACACCTGTACCTACAACATTACCTTCAGCGTCTATTGATTGTTCTTCTGGTATCTTGTTGGTTTCTGCAATCTCTGCAATCTCTGCATTGATATCGCTAATTTTTTTTCTAAATATTTCTTTTGTATTGGTTGATTGGGTAAGTTGATTTCTTGCATCTATTAACTCAGCCAACCTTGTTCTGATTTTTTTAGTTTGAGTTGATGGTATTAATGGTGCTTTACTTACATTAAGTAACTCATTTATCTGTCTTCTAATTCCAACATTTTCTTGTATTCTTTGTGCCTGGTCTTCATTTATTTTGCCAAGGCTTAACATGTTGTTTGCCCAGTTTGAAATACGAACATCGCTTGCACGATCATTTACCATTCCTGCTAAATCATTTGCTAAAAAGTCTGCTATCTTTAAGTTAGTATTTCTCCTTGCATCCATCATGACATTGATTCCTGCAGTTGAAACTTGATTTCCTATAGCTCCACCCATCTCAGCAAGTATCTCTTTAAAATCTACCTCTTGACCAGAACCTACCTGTGCTAAGTATTCACCAAAACCTTCAGCAGCAGGGTCATATATAGCACGTTCTGCAGCAAACAATCCCATTCGTGTACCTTTTGACATAAGTTTTGATGAAGGTTTAAATACTCTACCTGCCAAACCAGAGGAAGCAAAGTCTACTAGACCAATTATACTACCTCTTTTTGCACCAACATCATTAGCATAATCCCATACCCTTTGGTCCTCTAACCCTTTCTCTACTTGCTTAGGGTCAAGATAATTATATCCATTTTTTTCTAAGCCTTCTAACACAGAGTTAGTGTATTCCATTGCAAACGATGTAGCAGCCATACCTGTTCTTACACCATAAGAAAGACCTGTTAATCCTCCTGCAAAAGTACCTGCTCCAGGTACAACACTACCCACAACTGCACCTGTTGCAGTTCCAGTTCCTGCAGTAGTTGCTACTAATTTTGTTCCATAAGGAAGCATTTGACTTAATGATTCTCCCATCAAGGTAAGTGACCACTCAAGTGGATTATCTAAGATAACATCTGCTACTTCTTTAGCCGTTCTAGCTTGTGCATATCTACTGCTTACACGACCTAAATTTGGTGACTGAGAACCTAAGTATTTAGATATTAATTCTGCATTTTTCTTTTTACTGTTTGTGGCATTTAAAAGACCTAAGTCTTCTATACCTAAAGACATAGCAAGTATCACTTCCATTGCTTGACCTCTCTTATATCCATTACTAACTGCAGTATTAAAAGCCTCAAGGTTGTCTACATATTTTCCTTGGAGAGATTTATTTACCTTCTTGTTGTAAAAGGTTTTTGCTACTTCATATTTTAAAGCAGCTTGTGATTTTGCAGCATCAACAGTAACTAAGTCTTCTATGTATTTGTTTTTAAGTATTACCTCACGTTCAGTTTTTGGAACATAATTCTGTAATTCATCAGGACTTATACCAAGGTTATTTCTTATACTAGTATATACATTAGCCTCTGCAATTTTAGCGTCTCGGTTTGATTCTGCAGCCACAGCAGCAGTCTTCTGAACTCTGTCTATTAAATATTCATCAAAGTCTTCTCTCGCTCTTACTTGGTTTTCATCCAACATAACAATCCCTGAAAGCTTATCTCTTCTTTTCTTTAGTTCATCTACATATTGTTGAGCATCTGATCTTATTTTTCCATTTACATATAACTCACCGAACTCTGCTTTCTCTTCAGGAGTTAATGACTCTTCGTATCTTTTTTCAAATTCTCTACCTGATATAGCATCTTCTAAAAAATCTATCTCTTCATTTAAATCTTGGTAATCATCATATGCTTTTCTACTAGCAAAATAATCTAAACCTCTTTCGGCATAAAACTTATCAGCTTCAGAATCAGCAGTGCTGACATCCTTCCAACTACCTTCAGCAAAATCCTCAGCAGCTTCTTCAGTATCAAACTCAAATACCTCACCTCTTTGTTTAGCAAGCATGATAGCCTCACTCATGTTTAACTCAAACCAATCACTTGGTTTTGAAGTTGGATTGTCTGGGTCTTTAGGAAATAAAGTTGGAGCAACATAATACTTACCATCTTCCTCATATGACATGAACTTAACAGTAGACTCTGACCCATCAGAATTAACCATAGCAACAGGTCTCATTTGTTTTGCTCTAAAGGCTTTATTTATTTCATCTTCTACTTTTAAATCTTCCTCGGTTTGTACTTGAGTTGAATCTTTAATAGACCTTGCATTGGTATTTATAAATTCTTTTATTGATTTAGCTACAGGCTCTGCTGTATTATCAAAACTAAATGCATCAACCTCTAATACAATTCTATTTTTACCATCTATAGTTTTTAAGTGCACTGCATCTCTTCCAAATTGACCTACTGGAATAGCAATAAAACCATACTTACCAAACTTTTTATTTAGTATAGATGCAACCTCATCTTGTTCTTTGTATGCTAATTCAGAAGTTACTGTAGATACATCTTCTATAAATTCTTTTGAACTGGTTAACTCTTCTAAGTCTTTTTTCTGTGCCTCAAGAATTTTTTCTTGCTCTTGCTTTTCTTTCTTTTGTAAAGCAGCTAAAGCTTCTTCATCAGTTATATCAAATCGAGCTTGTCTTTCGGCTTCTCTCTGAGCTTGTCTTTCGGCTAAAGCTTTTATTTTATCTACTTCAATTTGAAATGCAGCATCTACCTCTTCTTTGGAAGGGTACATTCCTAACTGATCAATAGTTTTTGCTTTTGGTTTAGGGATAGAATCAAAGCCTTGAAATTCTGAAATGATAACCGAAGAGTCTGAATCGGTAACATCTTTTTTTTTAAACGTACCATCTTCAACAAATGAGTCAAACTGTTCTTGACCATATCGTTCTACTAAAAATGACTGAGAATATTTTTTACCATCAGGTGCAGTAAACTCATCTTCATCTAAGATTGTTTGTTCGCCATCTGGTATCTCTAAAAAAGTTTGGTCAGCTACAAAAGCATCAAACTGTTCCTGACCATATCTTTCAATTAAAAATGATTCCTCATATTCTTGTCCATCTGGAGCTTTAAATCGTCTATCAGTCATAGTTTATTTATATACATTTTTTTGTAATCGTATCGTATGTTTTTCCATCAGGACAAGTTGTAGTTGTTGGTGTACCATTATTTTCATCTTTTGGTTTACCACCTTTTGCTATTTTTGGTATTACACCTTGAGATAATAACTCTTTAAGAATTCCACCATCTACATTTTTAAGATACCCTTTAAGGAAGTCAATAAATTTTTGACCAGAGCCTTTATATTGGGTAGAAATTCTAGTTATTTCTTTATTATCTGAACCAAGTATTTTTACTACATCACCTGTAATATCAGCTTGCTCTATAGTTAATCCAAGTTGATTAAACACATCTTTAAATGCGTCAACAAAAACTTCTTCTGTATCATTAAAATCTTTTAATAAAATTTCTTCTCCATCTTTTGTAGTTCCTGTTAGGTTTTCTAAGAATACATTTCTAGATAAGACAGGGTCTGCCAGTGCTTTCTCTTGAGCAGGTTTTCTTTCAAAACCTCCAGTATTTCCTTGGAAGTCTTTTATCGTTTTACCTTTTAAATTTTTAGTTCTCTGTATAACTTTATCTATATCTTTCATTCCAGGAACAAGTGATGAAGAAATTGATTCTACAAATGTTATAGGGTCAACTGGAGTACCATCAACAGTAAGAGGGTAAGAACCTGTAGTTCCATCATCAAATATCACCTCTATAGAGTAGTCTGGGTCTTCGTTTTCTCCTCGATCAGTTTTTACTTTTTGTATAGACCTAACCTTATTACCTTGTATACCCTCTAAGAAACTTGCAGCAGCATTTACCTCTCCTTGAGTCGTGGCATAGTATAGGTCACCTATATTAGTCATTGCTAACGTGTCGTCTTTAAGTTTTGTACCTCTTTCTATTTCTGTAACACTAGGCTTATCAGGCTTTCTTTCAGTCTCAGTACGACTTAGTTGTTTCTCAATCTCTCTACCAATAAAATCTTCTGCCTCTTTATATTGCTTCTTTCCAATCTCACTACTAAAATCTGGTACAAGCCTACCTGATCCTGGTTGACCAGGGTCAGGAACTAATAGTATAGTGTTTTCGTCTTGCTTGTTAGGGTCTCTTGTGTATCCGTATGCCTTCCCATTAGGTGCAATTTTAACATAATCAGCCAACATGCTACCAATATTCTGTTCTCCTGTAGCCATTTGTGCATTTATCATGTCTTTCTTAATCTTATCCTCAAACTCAGGTAACTGCCTAATGTCATCAACAGAAAAATTTGGTCCAAAGGTTTTTACGTATCTTTTAGCCAACCTATCTACGTCTGCATCTAAACCATCAAGCTTATACTTGTCTACTTTTTGTGAAACAGAAAAATTAAGCTCCTGAACAGTAATAAAACTACCAGGTGTCTTGTCCATAGTCCGAACAGTCTTTCCATTCCTATCTTCGTTTATTAACTTACCCACACTAACCTGACCATTTGTAGGATTAATATAAGCCTCGTGGTTAGAAAAATTTGCAAAAGCTTCAAGCTCTGCCATTTGAAATTGCTCTTGCAATCCAGATTCACCGTTTTTAAACCTATCCATTTTTTCTTTATAAACGGCTTGATATTTTTTTCCTAAATTAAAAAGTTGTGTAGTTCCTTCAGTAAGGTTAGCACGACCAATATTATAGTCCTTTAGTTTTAACTGACCAGACTTTAATAACTGATCCTGCATTAAACGCATCTGTTGAGCATTGTTTGCATAGGTCATAGCAAACTCATTTAAGCCACTATGCTCGCCTTGTGGAGCTTCTGAAAGGGTTCTACTTAACTCTGTAGTAGCATCATCAATAGCCTGTCTCTTAGACTCTCTAATAGCCTCAACTTCTTTAAGAGAGTTTACCATATTAGAGGTAATCTCTGCCCAATTTACCTGACTACTAGCATCCCTTTCTGCGTACTTATAATATGTTGCCATTTAATTTATTATTTTTAATATAATCCTATAGCTTGATTTATGAGATTCGTTTGACCAGGAGTTAGACCTGCCATAAACATTCTTAATTCTTGAGGACTCATTGCTTGAATAGCTTCTAAATCAAAGTCTTGACCAATTTGTTCACCATCTGTACTCAAGCCTGCTTTGTTTATTCTATTTATCATATTAGCATCAAAAGCACTAAACTGCTTTTTCTGAAGGTTAGCTAAAGCAAAGTCTTTTCCTCCATATACATTGGCATCAAATCCTAAGCCAAAAGAACTTGGAGTAAAACTTATCCCTGGCTTATCTAATTTATTATATCCTGTAAATAGTCCTAAGAAACCTTTTCCTTTTCCTGCACCTTCCATATAAGCAGCTTTATCAGCTCTTATTGCCTGCCTCTGTGCTTTTGCTTGTGCTCTCGCTGCAGGACTCTTTGAAAACAATGGTGCTGCCTCTAAAGCCTGTGCACCCAAAGAAGCTAACTGTTGAAACCCTTGTGACTGTGCTGCTGCTGCTGCCTGACTAGCATCTGATGCTGCCATCTGTGCTCCTGCAACTTCACCTAAATCTAACTGAACACCAACGTCACGAAGCCTTGATTCTTCTGCTGCTGCTGCCCTATCCAATGCAGTCATTTCTTGACCCATTGCTGATCTAATTCCCTGCTGCCCTTTTTGTTGTGCTAGTTGTATTCTACCTACACCTGCTGCAGCACCACGTTCAGACTCTCTTGCTGCCTCAACGCCCTGTGCTCCTGCAACCAGTAAAGCCTCACGTTCAAGTTCGTAAGGTTCTTTCTGTATGCCTAATGCATCCAAGTAGTTTACCTCAAGTTTTTTTCTAGCTGCTGCCATTGCCATAGCTGCCTCACGCTCTGCTTTTGCCTGAGCCTTACGTTGTTGACCTGCCTGAGCAAAAGACATTCCTGTTCCTATTGCCGCTATTCCTAAACCAATTGCTGCTACTACTCCTGCCATAATTTTTCTTTTTTATTGTATTCTTCCATTGTCATTGAAAAAAAATTATTCTCTATTGCTTTCATATCTCTAGTGTCAGATGGATTAGCTATTACATTTATCCAAACACAATCCTCTAGACATTTAATTAATCTTTTAGTTCCCTTCAAAGAGTATGACCAACAAGGAGCTATATGTTCTACAATTTCATTTTCATTTTCTACTACAACTTTCCCAGACAATAAGAACCAAAAATGATTGGTATGATGTATAGCACTTATTACTATAGTACCTGCTTTCATTTTCATCTGACGCATATATAATCCATCAGTAAAGTTGTTTGTTATTGGAAACTCTTCATTGTTAACTAAATTTTTACCATCTCCATATGTTCCTTCTAAATTACTTTCTATAATTACATTTTGTAATCCTTCTAATTTTTTTATAAAATTAACTGATAACTCACTATTCATTTACTTCAAAGATACTAATTTTAAGGAAATGATTTCATCACCTCCGATTCGACTGCAAACAACTCAACTGCACCTGTATTGTTATTAGTTAAAGTAAACACTGCATAGTGACCTAATATACCATGAGACTCTGCAGTACCGTTCTTTATAAAGAAATAATATACTGGTGTTGTTGGTGGAACGCTACCTAAAGGATTTCCTGCACCATCAGTAATAGTGGTGTCAACAATTAAATAATTTTCTCCGTTAACTATATCTTCAACCTTATTAATTACTTTACCTATTAATGTAATTACACCACTAACATTGGTATACAACAAGTCACCTATACTTATAATTGTACCTATACTAACAAGTGGGTTTACACTAAAATAAACAAGGACCTGTGCAGGATTGCTTATGTTAGCAAAAATGTTGTTACCAATTCCATTGGCAGACCTTAAAGGGTACTGTGTTACACTTGCAGGCTCTGAACTTGATGCCCTAAGATATCCAAAGTATCCACCCTCTTTTAAAACAAACTCATCAGCTTGAATAAAATTACCCAACTGTTGGTCACTATCTACAGTAGCACTCCAAGAATCATCAGACTCTAGTGCTAGTGTTTTAAATATTTTATTTGTTAAAGGCTCTTCATTAAATACAGAAGTTATTATAGACGCATAATCTATTCCATAATAATTGTTTCTTCTATTATTTGTATTGTGCCTATAAAGATTACCCTCTTTAAAAGTGTATAAGTAATTATTCATACCCTGAATCCAATCTGGATAGTAAGTATAAAAAGAAGGAAAACCCTTAACACCATCATCATATGTGAGAGTATAGATAGATGTTTCATTAACCTGAACTCCACCTATCCTGTCAAATATTTCTTCATAGCAACCGTTTTTTGGAACATATATTTTGTCACCAATAATAAGTGGCTGAAAAGAACTGTAAGGAGCAACAGAAACAGGCTCTGCAAAAGAATAAAACACAGACCCATCTAAGTTTAAAATAATGTTTTGATAAGAATTTACTCCATTGTACGAAGTAAAATCTCCTTTTATATATATCTTATCATCCCATATTATTGTAGATAAAAATGTTACATTATTAAATCCAGTGCCAAAGTCTGCAGATGTGTCTATTGATCCGTCTTCATTTAATTTTATAATATAGTTTGCTGAAACACCATTGTAAGATGTAAAATATCCTGTTACATAAAAAGATGTCTCATTTGCGTATCTAATAAAATAATTAGGATTTCCTGCAAGGTAGGGATTAAACCCAGTTCCTCCGTTAAACGAAGGGTCTAATGCTCCTGTAGAAGTTAGCTTTGTTATTCCAGGTGATACAGGTGTTCCATTAAATGTATTCCAATACCCTAAGCAAAACATTGAGTTGTCAGGGTTTATTAAGACATCAATACCTGTGCCACCTCCTCCTGAAAAACCTGAACCAATTACAAAGCTAGGGTCTATTGTTCCATCAGACAACAATCTGGCGATACGGTTAGATGGTGTACCATCAAAGCTAGTAAAAAATCCTGTTACAACTATTGACCCATTAGAGTCTACTTTAGAGCCTTGAGTAAAATTATTAAATCCTGTTCCAATATTTTGAGAAAAAGCCAAGTCTATAGAACCATCAGCATTTAATCTTGTTATTCTATTTTGAGAAACTCCATCAAAGCTAGTAAAAAATCCTGTGCATATTATTTTACCATCAGCTTGTTTTGTGATGCTCTCTCCTGAGTATAAAACTTGATTAAAACCAGTCCCAATGTCAAATGAAGTATCAACACTTAAATCTTCATTTAACTTTATTAAGCCAGAATATGGATAATCAGTCTCTCCGTTTGTAAATGTATTAAAGTTACCATAATAATATGTGGTATTATTTTCATATATGATATCTAACATATAAAAATCTACTGGTAACCATCCGTAACATAAATTTTCTGTTGCCATATTTTAATTTATTGTGGTTGACAAGTTCCTGCTATACACTGTGAAATATCGACTATTTCTCCTTCTAATATTTCAAACACTTTAAACGTTCCTGTGCCTGTATTTGTACTTGTTTCTGCATAAGCATAAAACCCATCACCTAAACCAAAAGCACCAACCTGAACTACGTCACCTATTGTTAATGTAAAATAATCATTACCACTTACTGCAGTTGCACTTATATTTATATCATAACTATTGTTACAGTAAACATTACAGGTTAGTCTGTTAGCTGAAATAAAGAAATCTCCAGAACAAGATGGACCTGTTGTTAATACACCTAACGTTCCTGAAGCTTGTTCTCTGTAATCAGCATTAAAAGGCTCTCTATAAAATCCATCAAGGGCAGGAATACTTAATGCTGCATCTTGATATATTGCAGTTCCTGTACTAAAAACTTCTCCAAGTGGCATATAAACGGAAACATTTGCACCACCAATACAAAATAAATCTGAAGCAGAGATGCTATTAAATTGTAAACTAATTAAGTTTTCGTTACAATTTTCACAAGGTTGTTTAGCTTTTTGTAATTTACAATTTGTTAACTTTCTTGAAATTACTCCATCTGAATACCATCCATCAGGTGCACAAATTGTTTGATCAAAGTCAGTAAAAACTTTTGTTGCAGTTGATAAACTTGGTCCATTTAAATAATAATTCCCTAAAGTAGCCATACTAATTTTTTACCGTAAAATTTAATACCGTTAATATAAATTTCTTTGTACTGGTATCAACCCATAATGTAATAAAAGTTATTTTACCAATTCTAATAACAATATCTATTTTGTTATTTTTTTTTGCATTTGCTTTCCAGTTATTTATATATTTCATAATTTATTCTTGACAATTACATATTTGACCATATATTTCTATTCCTGCACCCATAGTTGAAATTGACTTAATACAAGCTGAATATGCTTGAGTAGGTTGTAACAATTGAGTAACAGTATTTCCTCCACATAATACCACTGATAATGTTGCAGCGGCTAATCCATTGTTTTCAAATTGAACAAAATCACATTGGTTATCACAACTATCTCCACTTATAGATGAAATAGTAGCAGTTGCAGTTGCAAATGTATAACCTGTAACTTTCCATAAACATCCTACACCTGAAACAATAACAGTTGTGTCTATTGATAACTGCGTAGTGTAATCTGCAACTAGTTGTTCACCTGTAACACAGTCTTCAAGAACATGATTGAACCCAGGGCACTCACATGCCTGCCAAACAATACTAAAGTTAGCTGACTGGTCTATTGCTTCAGAGGTGCATACTTGTATTGTTTCTAATTCATCTATTACTACAGAAAAATCTCTAATTTGACCACATTTTTTGTAAGTAAAAGTTTGTGGACCAGGACCTGTTCCTGTAACATTATAATAATTACAAACTTCACTACAATCTGCTACAGGATTTACAGATGTTATATTTGTTGTAACACTTCCTGAAACAAATGCTACTACTTCATATACACATGAATCTGTATTAACAGTAACTAAATCACCTATTGTATAGCCTGCATTTACTGCGTATTCTGTATTACTACCTCCTGTACTCCAATCTAAAACACATCTTTCTAATTGAACTAAACTAGCTATGTTACATTCACAATATTTTAATGCAATAGTTACATTTGCAGGAATCGGATCAATTGAACGTGCACATATTGTTTGATTTGTGTCTTGTGATAACTTTACGGTTTGAGGTAAGAAATCACAATCAACATAATCAATGTCTGTAGTACCTGGGTTTGTACTAATTAAATCATATTCTTGACAGAAATTATCACAATCTGTTCCAGAGATAAGAGCTGAAACTGTGTCAGTAACCTCATCTGTAGACGAGTCAGTTATTTCAAAGTAACAATCAGGTAGTCCTACTAATTGTACAAATTGACCTATAGTATAAGGACCTTGAATTACTTCAGTGTTTACAACACCATCTAGTCTACACTGTGTTGCGATAAACTTAGATGCATCAGAACATCCACAACACGCATCAAAAGCACTTAGGGTTGAATAACACAACTCTGCTAACACAGGCTCTCTGTAGTCATATATTAAATAAAGCTTATCACCTGAGTTTCCAGAAGGCATAACAAACTGTGACAAGTATGTTGAAGGTGCACCTGAAGCATCTAAGCCACCTTGATTTGATGCATTAATTAAATCTTGAATAGAGGCAGGAGTGTTTACATACAAGGTACTGCTTCTTAAATATTTAAAGTTCATCGGTGGATTAGCAAAAACAAAGTCATCAGTTGGTAATATCTTTTTTGATATTATTGATACAATTGCACCATCAGCAGGAATAACTCCTGCACCCTGTGGTCCTGAAACTGAACTGTATTGAGATATTAATGGTGATGTATTAGAGGACTGTAACTCCACTTGCTCTTGGTGTAATGGAGAAACAAATACTCCATCAATCCATCGGTATTGGTTGTGTATAAACTGACCTGCATCTACATCATCAGAAACACATACCTGAATTATTTCTAAAGTATCAGCTATAGGACAGTTAACAATAAATTCTACAGTAGCATTTAATGTTCCTGAAAAAGTTAGCTCAACAGTTTCTGTTAATACTTTGTTTTTATCAAAAGTTAAAGTGTTTAATCCTGTGTTTAAATTTATTGATGAAACACTTCCATCATATACTGAAGTTAATATAAATGGTCCATTTGATAAATTACTAACAGTTACATCAATATTTACATCTCCTACTAACTGCCCTAAGTTGAAACAAAAAACTCTAGAAATCTGACTATATACAAATGCTTTTGTAACACCACAAGCTATACATGGGTCTTCAATAGGCAATAAATCATCATTAGTGCTAAAAACATATTCATCCATGTAAGGGTCATAGCCACCAAGTTTCTGTGTGTTTGGTGCTGCAATAAATCTATCTCTAAACCATGAACGCATTCCTAATTCAGATATAACTGTAAGTTGCTCATTACTATAAGCACTACCTTTTAATTGAATTAATACGCCACGTTTTTGATCAGAAAAATATTTATCGTATCCATACACTGCAAAACTTTCTGGATTAAAACTTATACCAAACTCTTCAAGTCTTGCTATCTGAGTTCCAAGAACTTCAGGCACAGAAGTTATAGCTCCTCCAACGGCAGAATCAGATAATAAATTTTTACCTGCTAATACGTAAGATATTTTATCTTCTTGAAGAGTAAGTATATCAGTACTTCTAGCAAATAATTTTTGTATAGAACCAAACGACTCTTCTGTTCTTTTGAAGTTTAATAAACCTAAATTAAATTCATTAAGTTTATTTACATTACTTTCATCATTGTATATTCCACTATATGTAATATCAGCAAATCTATTAGCTTGGCGATAATCTTCTGAAGATGTAGTTGTAACTCTGTTACCTAGTAAAAGTGGTTTTCCAACCAAAGAGTCTCTTATTTTATAACTCTCAACACCATTACCAAAAGCAAAACAATTAAAAAACGATGTATCTATAATTGCAGACTGATTTAATGTTTGAGATTGTACGTTTCCTAAATGAACATTTTCTACTGATGTTGTAAGAATTGTTATGTTTGCAGGATCATCAGGTGGTGTAGATGATGATATAACCATCGAATTACAATCACCGTTTATATTTGACATTGATTCTCCTGGTTCTAAAATAACTTGTTCTTGAAAACCGTTTAATGTATACTCGAATGCTATTGGATTTGTTTCTGAAGAAGAAACACTTAAATCAAACAAACAACCTTCTTTTACAATGTCAAAAGTTTCTGAGCCTTCGTACCATACATCAGGTTGTGCATCTGTTGGAAATGTTTCAAAAACAATAGTACTCTCTGCTCTAAATATTTCAAAAGTAACTTCTACTTTAGACCTTCTCTTTGGCGTTGATCCACAAGCTCTTGTACCAGAAACTATAAAACGTATTTCTTGAGTACTGTTGTTTCTATACCATCTGTAAAAATTAGTACATAGTGTTGGGTTAATACCATAGTTATTAAATGGACCTGGAGTAGTTGCAATAGTTGGATCGTATTCGTTTTGTACATCACATCCTGAACCTCCAACTTCTTGTTGACCTGTGTTTAATATTTCTTGTACATTGTCTCCGTTCCACCAATCTATAATATCGTCATAATCTTGAGACGCAGTTAACGTAGATTCTAAATTATACACTCTACGTTCACATCTATTGTTACCTCGACTAGGACCTCTTCTTTGAAATTTAAAATTTAACTTAATCCTACTTCCTGAAGGAATTGTATAATTTATAAAATTACCTGAACCATCATCTTCTCCAAAATTTTTATATGCTAATATAGGGTATCTATCGTTTCCTCTTACAGTTTTACTTTGTTTGCCTGGTAAAATAAATGGTTTATCACCTAAAGCAACAGAGAAATCTTGAGCTTTCATTTTCATGTAAGTACCTGCAGGAATAGGTACTTCATTATCTTCGTCATCTAAAATTGGAGGCACAATAAAATCTGACTCTTTAGCTTCTTTTTCTAAAACAGTAGCATAAGCACATCTTAACAAAGAACCACTTGTATCTGCTTTTACAATATACCTATCACCTGTCTCTACTTTTCTTTGGTTTTCTCCTTCTAATAAAAAGTATGTTTCATTACTTGTTGGGTCTGTAAAAAATATGTTTGTATAAATTGTTTCATAACCTTCAGCACTAGGCTTTATTGCAAACTTATATTTTGTTGCCCAGTATGGAGGTCTTTGTTGTGTAGGGATAGTAACTTGAATAGAATTTTTTTGATCTGAAAACCTACAAGGTACATGTTCAGAATTTAATGGACTTACTAGAGCAGTAGATGCTCTATTATATTCATCCATATAAATTATACCTATCTCATAATCTCTATTACTATGAAGGCTTTTAGTGTCAGATATTTTTTGGTAAGTAACTTCAGCAAAATTCCATCCATAGTATTCGTAAGCATTTTGAGTTGGAGCAGCAACATCGTCTACTCTACGCATAGCTATTAATTCAAAACCAATAGTGTTTGACCCTATAGAAGTAACAATGCCTACTGGTTGATTAGCTGAAGATATTCCACTTTCAAATTTTGTCCAAGTTGTTGGTTGTGAAGAATCCAATACATTAGGAATGTTACAGTTTATTATATCTGTTAAAGTAAATCCATCACAAGAGGTTTCTATTAATGGGTCTGAGTCATACACTGGTTTTAGAGTACCAACACCTACTTTTTCTTGAAAGTCTAAACTTGTAGCTAAATCATATACACTGTTAAAATCTTGTGGTAATACATAACTCCACTCAATATTTATTTGTGGAGTTGTTTCTGTAGGTGTGTTACCTTGAAAATCTCTATGAATAAAAGAAGCATCGATAGATATTAATGAACCTGCTACTAACTCTACGCCTTCTAGGTCTATAACAAGACTACCATCTACTATGTTTACGCTTGCACCAAAAGTATAAGATGCGTTATCTGTGGTGTCCTGAATTGATTCTAAACCTATAAGTTCAGAAATTAGTTCTGTCTCAAACTCTAATCTTACAGGTGAGTCATTAATGTCAACTAAGTTATAATTTTCAATGTAGTTTCCATACATTAACCTATTACCCATTAAAGTCTGAGATTTTGCAAATAAAGGAACATTGTCGTATAATCTTAATAACTCAGACTCTGGAAGTATTGTAAATATTTTACTGTTTCTAAATGTAAAAGTATAATCAGTATTGTCCGCTAATCCTAACTCAGCTTTTTTAATTTTTTCTATAACCTTAATTATAGTACCATCGCTATCTTTAAACAACAAATCTATAGCCGTAACTAAAGGTCCTCCTGAATTATATGTAATAATAGCAGTATTAAACCTATTTACTACACCCTCATTTAAATAAGACTCTGCACTAAAATCAAAAGGACTTGTATTAAAAGCTGCATCTGAAAACTGAGATGTTGCTGAATACTCATCATCTTGGTATTCATAACGATAAGCAAATGAAATAAATCTTTCTTCTAAATAATTTTCATCTCCACCACTTGTTAAGGCTAGCTCTACTGTTGGTGCACTATGAGGTGGCTTTTTAATAACCAATAATGACTCTTCTAATAAACCTGCATTTCCATTTCCATCTACTCTTGGAGAACCACTGGGTATTGGGTAACTACGGCTTACATTTATAAATCTTGGTGGATTATAATTATCTGTCCAAAACAATAATCCATCAATTAAATTAATTCCTGTAATAAGATACTTTTCATTGAAATTTAAAACAGTCTCTGTAGGATTAATTCCACCTTTAGAAACACTAATAACATGGTATACTGTATCATTGGTTATTGTATTAAAAGAAACAATTAAATCAATTTTTCCTGTAGCACTATTTCCTGTAAATGTAGGGTCATGCACAAACCAATACATTGTTTCATTTGCACCATCTTCTAAAGCTCCAATACACTTTGCATTACTACTCAAGCTCTGTCCTTCATAAGATAATGCTGCAATCAAAGTATTTCCTTTAGAGTTTTCAACTGCACCTATTTCTGTTGATTCAGATGATCCTAATCTAACATTTACTGCATCAATATATTGTCCGTTAGGAACGAGTCTCTCGTCAACGGATTTATTCATTTTACCTGCTATAAAGTTTCTTTGGAATGTAGCCATATTATTTTATCCACTTGTCTCGACCTCTCAGATTCATTAATAATCTTCCTGGGTGTATATTGCTTAATCTTATTTTTGCGTTTCTAAGAAGTGCTGATTTAGCTTTTCTAGCTCTATTAACAACATACTCTTGGACACCTAATTTACTATTTAATATTTGATAACTAATATATGCATAAACATAATCTTCAAATAATTTGTTTACGGTTACTTGTGTATCATCTCCATTTTCCATTCCATCAGAAATATATTCTAATATGCAACTATTGTCTGCCATAGTTGAATCAAAGTTTATAACACCTGATTTTTTATCAATTCTAAAAGTAGGATTAGCATTTGCAGTTTCTGTGTTAAGACCATATCTAGCATCTACGGCAAAATCAAAATACCAACACCCCTCATATTCGTATCCTAATAATCCATCATAAGGACTTAATCTGTTTAAATATATACTTGGCTTTTGACCTGTTATTCTGTCAAAGTCTAATGGAGAATACTCAGGTTGCAAAGCTTTACCATCTTGATCAAAAAGTATTCTTGCGTCATTAGCCTGTAAATAAGCTTTAGCAGAATTTACTTGAACATTTTCTACCATAGGTCTTATGACACCATCCTGGTAGTAAGATATTCTTACCCAATTTACATAATCTGAAGGTAAAACAAATCTTAACTCTTCAGAAACAGTTAACTGTAAAACCTTAACTTCTTTAAAAGCATCGTAGTTTAATTCTTGAATTGCTCTTTTAGCATGAAAAAGTATCTTATATCTTTCCTCATTGTTTATTAAAGAGTGGTTACCAGAATACATTAACTGATAGTTTACAACTATATCTTTTAATGACACGTATTGGTACGAACCCCAATTAGCATCTTCAGGAGCATTACCTCCATTTTCGTAATATTCGTATTGGCTGATGTATGACATAATTATTTTTCACTATTAATTTCAGCAGCTTCTTCAGCTCCTGCATATTGAGCAACTGATGCCTCTCTAATTGAAACCCCTGCGTATTGTAATATTTTCATTGTTAAATCCGTTGCATCGTCTGGAAACAGTTCAAAGTCTTGATAGTCAGGTTGTGTTTGGTCAAATACAGGTTCATTGCTTGTTCCTAAATCTACATAAGTCCATTTTGGAGCTTTAGGATAACGTATGTACTGACAATTAACAGTTGGTAATGTGGTAGGTGTTGGATAAATTGTAGCAACACTACCCTCTGTTGTGTATACAGGAAACATTGTAGATGGTGCAGTTAAAGGAGAAGAATTAAGTAATAGTATTTTACTTTGTTCAATTCTTTCTAACTCTGTACTACCTATAAATATTTTATTAATTAAATAGTAATCACTACCTGTTGTGGTAAGTGATGGTAATGAAAACTTATCTAGATTTGCTCCAACTTGAGATAAAGGAGAAGTTACCGAAAAAAAATCAATAACCTCTACATATCCTTTTTTTATATCAGCATATCCTGTTCCAGATGTTCTTTGGTTTTCCTTATTAACTTGATAGTTATATGCATAAAAATAATCCTCAAATAAATCCATTTGAGCTTGTTGTGCATATAGATTAAAATCTTGTGGAGAGATGTATCCGTAATTGTTTTTATTTAATACGGCTAAAACTGTATTTCTAATATCGTTTATCATCCTGACTATTATTTACACAAAGATAATCAAAAAAAAAAGAGGTCTTAAAATAGACCTCCTTCTAAATAAAAGTCAACAGAATTGACCGAAATCGAAAACCATTGACTTGATGTTTTACATACTTCAAAGATACAAATTTTCTTCTTCATTCAAAACTGTTGGCATAAATCAATTGTATAATTTTTTAATCTAACAATTTTTCTAAATGAATTAAATCATCTACACCATCATCAGATTGAAAATAAGATGATACTATGTAAATTGGGTCTTCTCCAAAAGGAATAGTACAAAGCCTTGTTTTGTTTGTTTTAGTGTTAAACCAAACCTCTTTGTTTTTATTCCTGTATTTAATAAGACCTTCTTCAAAGAATTTATGCACCGTTGCTTGTAACTTTAATACTGGATCATTAACAATAGACATAAACTCTTGAGGCTCTGTTTTAGCATAAACTAAAATATCTCTCTTCATTTCATCTGTACTAATTCTAGATGGGTCTTTTGAAAATAATACTCTTGTTAAAGTTTCTAGTTGTGCTATTGATAAGGAACGTGCTTCTATCATTGCATCAAGTTCTATGTTCATGATTTCAACAATTTCTTGAGCATCTTTTGACTTATCAAGTTCTTTAAATTTAACACCATTGTGTGGGTGTACATCTAAAAATTTTTGTAAAATTTGATTGTTTTTAGGAACTCTTAAAAAACCATCTTCAAAAATAATAGGTTCTATAATTGCATTACCATCTTGCTCATCTACAAATGGTGATTTTTGATTTCTAGCATAACGCAGTTCTCTGTTTATCTCTTTTTCAGGGTCAAACCAAAGTAATGGAAATCTTCTAGTGTGTCTAGTTGCAAGCATGAAAGATAAAGGTGCTGCATTCCTTGTTAACTTGTAGACCTTGTCTACTCTTTGTACTGTAGTTTTCATTTGATATAATTTAATTTAATTTATAAAAAAGGAGTCTCTTTGAAGAGACCCCCTTTCATTTGTTGGTATTCTTAATCTTGGAAGATGAAGAAGTTATTTGCACCTAAAGTACAAACTGCTCTTTCACTCAAGAAGTTTACTTCCATCGCATCTAAGTCAGATGTTCTTGCACCTCCTGCTGAACCAGTGATCCAAGTTTTGTAACGTCTGTCTTCAGTTTCAGAAGCTCTGTATCGAACATGTAAGAATGGTCTCTTAGCGTTCTTCCCAAGAATTTGGTCATAAACAGTTGTAGAACCTGCAGGTACTAACAATCCGTTAATACTTCCTGTACCATCAACACCCCCACGCATTGTTGGGTCGTTTAAGTATTTCCAGTCAGACTTATAAAAGTCATAACCTCTACGGAATCCTGTAAATCCTAGGTTAAGTGCCATCTCTTCATCATTGTCAAAAAGACCATAAGAAGTTCCACCTGCTCCATAAGAATTTTGAGCTGCTAACATGTCATCGATGTCAAATCCAAAGTCTCTGTTTAAGAAAATTACATTTTCTTCAATAGCACCTTGCTTGTCTAAACGTGAAATGATTGCATCAAAATCTCCTAAAGTATTTGGATTTCCACCTGCCCATACATTACCTCTGTTTTGTACCACATAGAATACACCTTCAGACCCTTTGTCTCCAACTTGGTCAGATGTAGTTTGTGTTACAACACCAGAACCTGCTTCAGCAGGAACTGCTTCAATCATTGCAGTTTCTAAATAGTCATCGTAACGTAAACGAGTTTCGTGCTCAGACTTTAAGTACCATAAGTAACCTGTTGCTCCATTTTCAGTAGTAACCTCAATCCATCCGATTTGAGCCATATCAGAACCTGATACTGCATACTTATCTTTGATGATAATTGGAGAGTTTTCGAAGATGAAATCGTCAGCTTCTAATGAACCTTGCATTCCATTTGTTCCTTTCTTAAATTCAGAACCATAAATGAAAATACTTGCATCAGCATTTCCTAATCCTGAACCACCTGTGTAACCTGCAGCATCATAGAATGCAACAGTGAATTGGTTGTTTGCAAGGTCAACTGCTATAACAATAGCTTTGAACTCACCTGATCCATCGTTGTTTACAACAACAACTGTTTGACCAACTCTAATTGCAATCTGAACTGTCGCACCAGAACCTGGTTGAACAGTTGAACCTGCAGGGTTAAGAACGTCATTTACTTGGAAAATTGCTTCTCCACCTCCTGTTACTGCAGCAGTACCACAATCAACGTACTTGGTGTGTAATCTTCCTTGCTCTGCCCATTTGATAAGGTCTGAGTTAGAAGGCATTTCTGCTCCTACCATTCTAATGAATGAGGAGATTGTTCTGTTACCATATCTTTCGAATTCTTTTTCGTAAGTATCTGGTAAATACTGATTCAAAAAGTTGAAGTCAGTAATGTAATTCGAAGCCAAAGGTGTTTGATGCGAACTTGGTTGCAAATCAAAACCTGGCGTAGCTTGGACTGATCCTGGCATAATTTTTATTTTTTTAAATTAATTATTTTCTTTTTATACTTCTAATTTTAAGTCCTCTCCCACTGTCTGTGTTTAAAGACTTAAATTGTGTTCCTCCTTTGCTTGTCACTTCAGGTGTTTTACGTTCCGACATATTAATATTTTTTGTCTTACGCATTACATCCTCAGTGGCTTTAGCCTTACCTTGTTCATAAAAGAACTTAGCAAACTTTTCAGGATTCTGTGCAATTGATACACTCCTATGAAAACCTTTAGAATCTTTTAAAAGACCATTGTCATCTAAATACTTGGTTGCCCAACTACCTGGATTCAATGCACTCTTTTTTAAATCTTCTAAACTACCTGGAGAATACGTTATGGTTTCTTCACCTATATTGAACTCAAAACCTTTGAACTCAGGTGTAAATACTTCTAACGTCTTAGAGTTATAAATCTCTTTCTTTCTAGCAGTCTCTTCTTCATAAGACTTCGCATTTGCAATGTATTGCCTGTAGCCTTCCATTTCTTCTTCAGATACATTTGAAGCTTGCGTTCCCCTTGACTCAAGTGGTTGCTTATACTTCTCTTGCATTTCTTTAAAGTAATCTTTTGCCTTAGCAATAGCTTTTTTCTTCTTTAACTTAATTTTCTTTATGTCACCCTCATCATCTAAATCTTCATCAAAAGAGTAATCCTCCATTAAGGTTTCAATATCCTCTTCATCAAGACCATCTTCTGTAGCACGTAAATATTCTTTAAGTAAAGAATCAGGATTGAATTCATCAAAGTCTTTTTGTAACTCTACAAAATCTTTAATACCTCTACCTGTGTCTTTTTTATATTTAAAGTAAGCAGCGACATCTTCAGGTAATTCCTCATGAGTTTCTCGCTGACTCATTAACTCATCAAATGAATTAATTTCTTTATTATATCTTTTTCCAATATATGAAAGAACGTCTTTCTCGTTTAATTCAGCTTTTGGCTCTTCAGCTTTTGGCTCTTCAGCTTTTGGCTCTTCAGCTTTTGGCTCTTCAGCTTTTGGCTCTTCATTATTAATCTTTTCTTCATGCTTATCTAAAAGCTCTTGCTCTACCTCTTGAACTGATTTTTCTTCACCTACTGTTACTTCTTTTACTTTGAATTCCATATGATTAAATTTAATTATTACAAATATAAGAAAAAAATAATACCGATTTTAGACATTATCTAGGCTCAAACTCAGCTAGATCAAATCCATCTAAACTGTCTTCGTTAGATTCAAATCTTTGTGGTGGTAAATTATTTTTTCTTTGATTTATTAGTCTTGACTGTTCTTGATTAGCTTGAGATATTCTAGCAGACTTTGCATTTTCCCTTTGAATTTCTCTGTTAGACAATGCCTCCGACTCCATACTTCTTAACTGTAAATTGTAGTTAAACTCTTCCTGCATTAACTTACTTTTAAGCATAGCCTCATTGTTTTGCTTTTCTATCTCAAAAGCAATCTCAGCCTGTTTTAATTGCATTTTTCCTTGAATTTCAGCTTGTTGAGCTTGCATTGTCATTTGCTGTTTCATTTCTTGAGACTTTAATGCCTGTTGAGCCTGCATTGCTTGAGCCTGCATTGCTTGTTGTTGCTGCTGCTCTTGTAATGCCTTACGTTTTACTTTAAGTAATTGGTTAGCAAGTTTAATGTTTTTAATCTCTCTAATATCAATTGCATCCTCTAGATTAATATCTCCCTTAGATAAAGCCATTTGTATATTAGCTTCTAATTGTGCTTTTTGTTCTTCGTCTGGAGCTATTTCAATAAATATACCAAAATCGTAGATGTATAAATCTTTTATCTGATTAAGAATACTAACATTATACTTACCTATGGCATTAGCAAAATCATCTTTAAAGTCTGCGTACTGCAATATGTCGGCAACCCTATAAGTTATAGCTTCAGCTAAACTTCTATATATATACAAAGAGCCTTCAAGTATATGCCTAGTCGCAACATTAGAATTTAATGCTGCCAATTTCTGTAAACCAACCAAAGAATTAGGATCAGGAGTAGAAGCATCTCTAGCTTCATTTAAACCTGTCACCTGTCTAATCATTCCTAAATAATGATTGTAGTTTGCAATAAGCATCTGTGTTTTACTTGTACCAGAACTTGATTGTAGTTCTTTAATTGGAACTTTACCTTGATTATAGTCTCCATCTTGAGTATAACTTCTACCAATTACAGAACCTGTTTGGAAATATAATCTTAAAGCATCTTCTGGATTGTAAGCGTTTCCTGTTCCTAAGTCTACTTCATTTAATCCATCAGCATCAATATACACACCATCAGGTACGACCCTTGAAATAACTTGTTGAAGTTTCAAGTGAGTTATTTGTATTAAGTCTGCAAATGGAATCATACGTCTAGTTAAAGACTCAATAACCCCTTTATACATTCTTGGTGCAACTGCTACATAATTTGGAAGTGCGTGTTGTTGAGCAGATTTAGGTCTTACCATATTCTCAGCAAGTTCCCACTTTAAAAGAATGTTTGTACCCATAACCATTACTCCTTCATACCACACATCAATGGTTTTTTCAATTTTTTCAAACCTTCCTTCTTCCATCATTTCTACTGGAGGATTGAATTGATCATCTTTCTCTATAACCTTAGTACCACCGTTCTCTAATATCTTTTTTTTGTAAACCACTTTTTTAGTAGTCTTATAATTAAAATACATTAGTGTAACAGTATCTCTATAAAAAATATCATTTTCATAAAACTGAGCCACATTGTAGTAATCATACCAACTTTGAGAATACTTAGATATTTCCTCTAAATCGTCTTTGGTTAAAGACTGGTCAATCTTCATTAACTCAGTAATTGGAAGTGTTTTAATTTCTCCCCAATAGAAACAGTCTTTAAAGTGTGGGTCTTCTGTATAACTATAAACAATATTTGCAGGGTCTACATATTTAATTTCAACACCTGCTCCTGGCAAAAACTCATGTTTTGTACAACCAATACCTAAAACAGTTAAATCATAGTCAACTCTTTTTCTAATATCGTTGTAATGGTTTTCTGCAAAAATAGTGTTTATAGCTTCCTCTTCAGCAATCTCAATGGCAGGCTTGTATTTAAGCTGCATATATAGGTTTAGCTCTTCATCAGTTTGAGGAAGGTCATCAGGGTTCATTATAAAGGGATCAGCTCCTGTTTCTTTTTGAATAATCTGCAGTATATCTTTTGCTGCTGCTTGACCTTGTATCATATCTTGATACTTACTTCTTTGAGCCTGTGACATTGCATCTTCTGCATATGCCTTTACATCAAACAAACGATCATTCATTCCATTTACAACAACATCTACAAACTTAGGAATAATTGGAACTGGTGTCCAGTCTAAATTTAAATAACTCAAGTCCCCATCAACTGCTAGTTCATTTTTATACTTAGCAACAGATTGTTCACCTCTAGCATAAAGACGAAGCCTGTAAAAATCTCTCCACTGATTATAGTATCTACATTGATTTCCATCTTTTTTAAACCACTCATACTGAATAGCCTGACCTATTTGTAAGCCAAATTCATCTGAAGCTTTTTCACTATCAGAAACAAACTGACTCGGAAACCCAACAGAAGAAACATTTATTTTTACGTCTTTCATTTATCTTATTATTTCACTATGACTTCCTTTATTGTTGTACCTAGCAAAGTTAACAATAATATTTGATTGTTTTTTTATAGGTTGATAGAGGTGTCTTTGACAAGCCATTATTGCTAAACCTGAACTAATAGAAGCATCAAACTTTGTTCTATTGCTTATATCAAACTTTGCCCAATCCTCTAGTGTTCTAGTAAAAGGCATGTAACCCATTTCATCTGGACCTATTAATCCTACGTAAGATTGAATATAAGACTCAATAGCTGCTGCGTGAGCCTGCTTTACTGCCTCGCTTGAGTTAGGTATTCCTCCAAGTTCTTTTTCTGTCTTAGAGAGCTTGTGTTTAAGTTTATCTGGTCGATTAATACTAAATGCTCTGTAGCCTCTATTTTTAAAATGATATAATAATCTAGGCTTATTGTTTTCTACCAATATAGGCATACCATAAAATACACATGCCATCAATACTTCCTCAAAAAATATTTCTGCAGTTTGAGGTCTTGCTACATACTCTAAAAAAAACTGATTACTAGGAGCATCATCCATATTAAATTTTGTAATTCCATGCAAAGCACCATTTGAAGCTCCACCTCCAACTGTTCCAGATATGTCATAGCTATCACAACCAAAAGCACCAAGATGCTCGTTTGCAGGAAAAAAATCACCTCTATGGTTTTTCTTATACCTATTCTGCATATTTTTTTTTGGTATCCAACTTACTAAAAATCTCCCCCTAGTGTTTGGAGTCCATATAACCTCAGTGTCTTTGATTCCATTCTTCCAAGAAAAAGACCCACGAGTTAAATGGTGTTCTTTTATAAGCGAGTCGTTGTAATCAATCTGCTGATATATTCGTGTGAGATCAAACAATGACTGCTTGCTTTCATCCCTAAACGCATGAGATTCAGTACGAGGAAATTGTCTGTAGAACTCATTTAAAGCATCAGGATCATTTTTTAAACTTTCAACTTCGTTGTTCCAGTAATCAACAACATCCTCCATAGGCATCCCATACTCATCAATGTATCCTTCAAAGTTCCACTCCATTGGTATAAACAAAGAATACAACCCACTTTTTGTTTGACCATTATTACTCCTGTTATTAGGATTAGAATCGTAGTAAAGCTTTTTAAACTCTTCACCACCCTTATTTAATGCATTTGATGTTGAACCCATCATGCACTTTCCAATAATTTTTCTACCTAGTCTTAAACAAGTTTTAGTAACACGATAATTATTTAGTATATTGTTTGGCTTTAGCCATTTACCACTTTCATCATGTGCTAGTAAAAGCAACTTTTCCCCATCATAAGAGTTATCATCTGTATTCTTCCAGTCAATAGTGGTATCCAAGCCTTCCATTTCTTCATCATCAACATCATACATATTCTTTTTAGTAATCTTAGATGCAGGAATTCTAAACGCCAACTCTGTTTTAGGTTTATCCATACCATCTTGCACAGGTTTAAAAAAGAAGGGATAGTTTCTAACAATAGGAACAACCTTATCTGTAAACATTTTTTTTGCATCAGAACCTGACTTAGACAAAATACCTATACGAGAGTTTTTAGATATTGTCCCAACATTTGCACACTCTTCGGAAGCCATAAATGAAAATCCAGAACGTCTAATCTTCAAGTATATCATTCCGAAACATCTAGGGTCTGCTTTACATGCCTCCCAAAAAATGTAAAAAATTCTATTAGCTTCTCTAAAGTCAGGATACCCTACATCAATCTTTGTCCATTGAAGGTACATGTAGTGTGACCCTGTAATGTATGTGTATGTTTTGTTGTTTATAAACCAATAACCTTGTTCTCTTTTATCAAACTCATCTTCGATGTAATCTATCCACTTAGCTTTAAAAGTGTTGGGTTGCTGATTCCATTGAAATATAGATTGTATTTTTAAGATTGCCTTTGGAGGCTCTTTTCTTTCCCATTTATTGTTGTCTCTTTGAAGAGACTTTGGAGCTTTAGGTAATCCAATTCTAAGTCCGTTAATTTCATATACCTCACCAATCTCTCCTGTTTTAGATATTACAACAACCTCATACTTTTCATCATAGCCATATTTCCATGACCTATTCCTATTCTTTTTTTTAAGAATACCTTTAGGTATGTAGTTATCTACAACTCTGTATAAACTATGAAGACCTTCGTTCTGCAAATCCTTGTTTTGTATCTAGTTTACTTGGACCTCGTTCTTCGATTTCCATTAAATTTTTTTCATTTTCTATTCTAGTCAGTATATCAAACGCATCAAATATTGCTAGTTTTTTTGTTGCTGCAGCATTTTTTAATCTGTCAGCAGCCAACTCATCCTCTGGGTCAGGCTTTATAATGTCTTCTTTTGCAACCTTAATAAGTTGCTCTACGGCTCTCATCCCTGCCTGAATAATATTCTTTTTTAAAGTTTTTGAGTCCATTGCGATTCGGATTATATTTAATTCTTGGTCGTTTTTTCTTTTTTGGCTTATCACTCATAATTTTATTGTTATTTGATGGTCAAACATTCGATATAGTTTTTCTCCATCTACTTCAAACTCGTATTCACTTTCAGGTTTAAAACAGACCTTATCACCTGGATTTACATTTTGTGAACGCAGGTAGTTGTTGCTATACTTTATTTCACCAACCAATGGTTCTTCATTGGTGTTCTTATATAAGTAGTAGTCTTCTGTAGGAAGAGGCTTAGTAAAGCAATACCTTCCATTAGTATTCCATCGACACCCATCATGATACATGTAAAACTGATCAGGCTCAACAAAAAATAAATCATCCATAAAAAAACTTCTTCCACTTTTACGTCTACCTTGCATGTCATTGTAAAACTTAAATACGTTATGATGGACTAATAATTTATCTCCTGGTTTAATAGGACCATTATAAACAATTGGAGTGGCAATAACCTCTGCAATTCGATTTGATGCTTTGTGGTTTTCCTCTGAAGTATTTGTTATAAAGTCTACATCACTGATTTTTTTAGTGTTGTTATACCTTTTATTGTCTAAGGGTTTGGTGATAAATAAGTAAGGTGATTTCATTAGAAGTTAATATTATACTCGATAGATACAGGCATATTAATAAACTGCTTCCATAACACAATTTCTTTAGTATATGTAGATTCAATCCATATTTTAAAAGAGTCATTAATGTCATTATACCGTATGTGGTGAATTTTATATGTACCATTTAGTATTTCTTGACCCACAACATAATGCATAGCTCCACCTTTGTAATCAGGACCTACTGCTATCTTACGAATATCATTCATTTAATTTAATTTGATTTATAACAAATATAAGTAAAAAAAAATACCCCTGAATTAACAGAGGTATTTTAAGCGAAGAGGACTCCCTAACTGGTATTTCCACAAAGGAAACGCCTAACTGAAGTTTCCACAAAGGAAACGCCTAACTGGTGTCCTCGCATTTTTAAGTTGCTCTTTTAACAGTAGCATTACTTCCATGTGTAATTATTACCCTAGTAACATCACTTGCAGGTGGACTTTGTTGATATACAATATTTATAGCATTTGATAAATTACCCATAATATAAGGCAACTCATGATTTGTATTTGTCCACGCAGGGTTTGGTATACCTATTGCAAATTTTAATATTAATTTATTATAAGGTGAAAAATCCCAAGGAGTATTAGTATTATGCCTATCTCCACCTCTTATTGCACAAAAAGTTCCTGCTTTTGGAGCAGGCAAAGAGGTGTATGGTAAACCAGGGTCGAGTTTATTATAAAGAAATTGTAATTTACTAAAAGGAATTTCAATATAAGTAGCGGATCTTAGTGAAGCAAAATCCGTTATAATAGTACCTGTTTTTGCAATTTGTAATTCTGTATTAATATCCCATTCTGTATCGATTGGAGGTAATGCCTGACCCTGTTCAGTTAAAAGTTCTGAACTTCCCCAATTACTTCCAGGGAAGTTAGTTTGCTGATAAACACCGTTTTGATGAGATGGATGAATAAATCCCTTCTTTTTTAAACCAGGAGCGTTAGTGTCTTCTCGATAGCTAGATTTTGCTTTCTTGTATCTAAACATAAAAAGCCTAGGATTTTTATTTAACCAATTTGTTTGAATAGGTTTTTGAATACAAACCTTATATCTAGTTTCTAATGGTTCTGTAGGAAGTTTAAGAACATAAATATTTGGTGTAGGAATGCCATCTTCTAATTCTATGTAATTTTTTAATCCATCTACAGTAATATTTTTAGTTACGTTTGTAGGCGTTCCGTTTTCTTGACTAATAATAATCTTATCACTTCCTTGAGGAGTTACGGTATTGTATGTACTAATCTTTGGCATAACTAATATTTATTGTAACAAATATAACTAAAAAAAAAAGACTTATATTTTTAGCTTTATATTACACCTTTAAATATTAAACTTATTGTACTTCCTTTTAAACTAGTTACTGGCGGAGATGGAGGTGTTGGAGAATCTACTTGATTATGAAAAGTTTCTAACCAGGTATAACCTGTCCCAGGTACAATATCATCATGTGATTCACCATTCATATTAGCAGCTCTCCAAATATCAGGTATTCCATCTTTTAATGTAGATGTTAAAGGTGTAGCTGAGTTGGGTTGAGGGTACTGTATTGCAGGAAATCTTGTTTGGTCGTTTGTGTCTTGTTTATTAACGCCTAAATCACGATAAAATGTGTCTAAAGCATATTCATCTTCAACTACTGAACCATCATTAGTTAACCTTTTTGTATTTCCAGTATAAGGTAATACTTCAGTCTTTATGTCAGCGGTATCATATATAGTACCTGCTTTACCTATTAATGGAAATGCTGAACTTGCTCTTGCGTCATTTGGAATAGGTAGGTCAGCTCCAATATCTGATCCTAAAAATGTTAACCAAACATCATCAAATTCAGGGTAGGCTGGAGTGTCTTGAACCCCAGTTATTATAGTACCGCCTGCGTAAAGTTGACAAGGTGCTGTTGATTGGTATTGCATCCTATGCCTTCCGTAATCTGCTCTATTTGCTTGAACATACATGTTCTGTACATTGAAGTTAGCATCACCAGTTGTTCTAATTAATCTTGAAGTATAATTACCGACAAATATATTATAAGCATCTTGTTGAGAATTACTACCATAACCTAACATATTAGGAAATCTATAACTTATATCTTGATAAGAACAATAAGCTGTGGTAGCATTTGACTGCCCTGTGTAAGCTCCTATAATAGAACCTTTTGAACTAGCCGCCATTAAACACCACTGAACAGTAACGTTATTCATTTCCCCTTGACCACTACTACTGGCAATACTAAAACATTCATCACCTCCATAGAAGGCAGAACAATGATCAAATATTATATTTTCAGATACATTACCTGTAGAACTACTTATCCATAAAACATCAGCACCTGGAGCAACAGTTCCTATGTTGTAAAATGATGTGTAT